CTGCATCCGGGCGCGCTGTCTGATGCGGCTGATATCCTTGCCGGTGTGCAGAATTTTGGACAGTTGATCTGACATGGCGGCAGCGTCCTATGACAGAGCCAGAATGGCACCAGCGGTCGTGCCGGTGGCGAGCACCCGCCGGGTCCGGATCGGCACAACGCCCTGCGCTGCGACGAAGGTGACGGTCTCGAAGCTGTAGGTGATCAGCGTCACGTCGCCGGTGACCCCGACATAGAGCGCGGAGCTGATATGGCTGAGATCCACGGTGTCATCGGGGGTGACCGTTGCGGCGCGGGTGGCGGGCCCGAAAATCGGGGAGAACTCCCCCGACCAGTTGTCGGCGATGGGCATGGATGCCTCCTTCAGAAGCGGTTGGGCAGCGGGGTTGTGGATTTGCGGGAAGAAACCGGCCCGGCGGCGCGGTCAGCGCCGGATCTCGATCAGCGGGATCGAGGTGATTGAGCCCAGCCGCTCAAGGTCGAGCGTGACGTCGAGCGTGTCGGTGTCGAAGCGGACGGGCACGTCAAACTCATAGCCCGCGGTGATGGCGACGCCCGGGCCGGGGGCCGTGTTGAGGCTCACGCTGCCGGTGGCGGCATCGACCGACCAACCGGTCATCTGCGCGACCCCGTCCAGCGCGACGCGGACGCTGCCTGCGACCGGCTTGGCAATGGCGCGGGTCCAGAATTGCGCGCCAGAGACGTAGTGTTTCAGCAGCGCGAAGGTCGTGGCAGCACCAGTGCCGGTCCCGATCTGCTGGTCGGTCGCATCGATCGCCTGCGATGGGGGGCAGGACTTGTAATCGGCCCAGTCCTTGTACCGGAAGCCGTGCAGGCGACCGTTGCGGGCCTCGAAGAAGGCGACAACCGCCGCCAGATCATCGGCACGACGAATGCCGTAGGCCACGTCAAAGCGCCGCCGCGAGTTGGCCCAGCTGGCATTGCGTTCCTCGTCACCTGAGGCAAGTTCCACGATCTGGGTGCGACGTTCCGGCCCACCGCGCGCGCCACGGCTGATGGTGTCGGGAAACCTGACCTCATGGAACGCCATCACATGCCCCTCCGGCCCAGCGACACGGCGCGGGCGATGTCGGCCGCCACCTGTGTGCGCGATTGCCGGAAGCTTTCGGCGTCACGCGCGTTGATTGTGACAGAGATATTCGGGGCTGCACTTTGACCCCGGCCATAGCCAGCCGCCTCACGACGCGCCAGCACCCGCTCACCCCGTTGCAGGATCGCGGGAACCTCGTCGGGGCGCAGCCCCGCCCAGCCGCCGGAATGCATACGCGGGGCACCGGCGAAGGTCATGGCTGGCACCAGGCGCCCCGGACCTGGCGATCCGACCACGCCACCGCCATGCAGGACATCCGCAGACAAACCGCCCGCACCGCCCAGCGCGCCTGACAAGGCATCCGCGATGGGACCGAGCATGAAGCGCCGTGCGCCCAGCCTCGCCAGGTCGGCAATCATCGATGTGACCAGATCGCGGAAGTCGAGCCTGCCGGTTTTGACGAACGCGCCCATGGCGGTCTCGGCGCTCTGGAATGCACCGACCAGTGTCTGGCCGATATCGCCGCCGATGTCACGGGCCTTGGCGGCATAGTCGGCGAGCGTGGCGGTGACCGCAGCCCAGCCGGTTGCGGCTTGCTCCGCGCCCTCGGCCGTTGCCGCCCCGGCCGCGCGTGCGACAGTTCCTGCACCACCGGCAGCGGCGGCCGTCTCGTCCAGTTCCAGCCCGAGTGCGTCCGCCGAGGCCGCAGCATCGGCCAGTGCGGCTTCAGCTTCGGTACCTGCGCTGGTCACTGCATCTCGCAGCGCCTGCCAACTGGAAAGCGGGCGGTCTGCGGCATCGGCCAGCATTCCCGCCGCCTCGCGATAGCCACCGGCGCGGGCGCGGGCGTCGTCGGCCATTGTGCCAAGACCGAGGTCAGGCGGTTCCAGATAGGTGCGCGACAGCGCGGCGGAGAAGGCATCGGCTGCGGCGGCCCCCGCTGCGGTTGCCGCACCCTCGAACGGATTGCCGATCCGCGCCAGTTCCAAGGGATCCAGCGTGCCGATCCGGACCCCACCTTCACCCGTTGCCCAGTCCGGCAGCAGCGCCAGAGCGGCGTTCAACCCGTTGATGAAAGTGTTGATCCGGGTGACGACACCGTTCAGCATCGCTTCGACGCCGGAGATCAGGCCGTTTGCAGCCTGAAAGGCAAAGTCACCGATGGCACCGGGAAGCCGACCCCAGATCGCCTTCATCGCATCGAATGCGCCCTGGAAAATCGCCGCCGTCCGGTCGCCAAAGCTGAAAACGCCGGTGATGGCACCATCGAGAGCAGTCAGCGCCGTTGCTTTCATCCCCTCCCAGCCTGTCGCCATCCTTGCCAGCGCTGCGTCCAGCGAGAGGCCGATGCGGCCCCACACCTCGGACGCGAGGTCGGACAGCAGCCGGAACGCCTCTCCAACGCCGCCAACCCGGGTGACAAGTTGCGAGAATTGATAGACCAGCTCTCCAGCGCCGACGATCAGCGCCCCGATGCCGGTGCGGATCAGCGCCCCGCGCAAGAAAACGAGGGCCGTGGCGAGACCGCGCACCGAGAGCGCAGCCATCGCCATGCCCGCCACCCAGCGCCCGGCCATGATGCCTGCGAACGTCGCGGCATAGGTGGTCAGCCGTCCGAGGTTGTCGAACAGAGCCTTGATCCCGATGCCCAATGGCCCGGTGCGGCTGGCAATGGCGGCCATGGCATTCGCGACCGCCTCCAAGGATGGCGCAGCGGCGACCGCCAGCTGGTTCGACAGCCCGCGCCAGATCAGGCCCAACCGTGAAATCGCGTCATTGGTACGCTCAATCTGGTCTGCGTCCTGCTCCGAGACGACTACCCCGAAGGCAAGAACATCCTCGGTCGCCTGGCGCAGTGTCGCCGTGTCGATCCTGGTGAACACCAGCGCCGCGCGGTCGCCGAAGAGCTGCGATGCCACCGCCGCGCGTTCGGCTTCGGGGACAAACTGCCCCAGCGCCTCCTGAATGGCCGCGATGCGCGCATCGAGCGGCAGGAGTTGCAACTCCTCGGCCGAGAGGTGCAGGCGGTCCAGGGCCTCGACCGCTGGTCCGGCTCCGGCGGCCGCCTGGCTCAGCCGCCGCGTCAGCTGCACGGTGGCTTGCTCGACCTGACCCATCGATACGCCAGCCAGATCGCCCGCCCGCTCCAGCACCTGAAGGCTGGCCACCGTCGTGCCCAGAGATTGCGCCATCTTGGCCTGCGCATCGACGGTCTGCAGGCCGGAGCGGATCATCGCGCCGCCTGCTGCCGCCAGCGCCGCAGTGGCAGCAGCTGCGGCAAGCGTGGCGCGGCGGGCAAAAGCGGCAACGCGCGCATTCGCGAGGTCCATCTCGCGCGACAGCCGCCCGAACCCGCGCGCCCCTGCCTCACCCACACCTTCCAGCTCGGCGCGCACCTGGCGGCCGCCCTCCGCCACGAGGCGGACACTTACTCTTTTCTCAGCCATCGCGGCCTCCTTCCATTTGCTCGTTCAGTTTGCGCACCATCACCGCCTCGATCTCGGGCAGCAGTTCGGCGGCGATCAGGGGGTCGATCCCGAGGGCCCGGGCCATGGCGAGGGCCGCGCCCATGTCCCATCCCAACACAGCGCCGGGGATCACGCGCAGCTGGCCGCCAAGGCGGCCGACCAGATCCCAGACCTGCCAGCCCTCCGGCGTTTGCGGCCGGTTCAGTCTTGCGGGGCAGTCCGGGCAACGCGCTTCGCAGGCGGCGCAATATCGGTCGCCTCCGCCGAAGGACCAGTCGGCGAGGGCGCGGAGACGTTTTTTTCCGCGTCCAAGATCAGGCCGCGCGCGACGTATTGGGTCTGGAAAGCTTCAAAAACGGGCCAGATTTCCAGAAGGGCATCGATGCCCTCGGGGGTGACGGGCACGATATTGCCCGCGTCATCTCCCACGCCTTCCCAATCCAGCACCGCGCGGCGGGCCACGGACTTGGCCATGGCCAGAGCCAGTTCCTCTTGGGAAGCACCATCGGGCAGTGCCTCGATGGCGGGATCGGCGCGGGCTGACACCATCAGGGCGGTGGTCAGGGGGGCAACCAGCAGGCGCAGGCCGGGGGCGAGGTCCAGCCATTGCGGCGTGGCAGTCAGGTTCAGACGGATCATGCTCAGTAACTCGCAATGCTGTTGATGAGGACGGCGGTGCACATGCGCGCAGGGCTGGTGGCTTTGGCGGCCTGCCAGTCGAAACTGGCCTGGACGCCCTGCGGACCGGAAATCTCGATGCGCGGGATCGGCAGGTAGACGGCGTGAACAGTGAAGGTGAAGCTCTCGCCAGACGGCAGCAAATAGGCGAATTCCATCTCGCAAGGATCGCCGTTGATGGCCTGTGCCACCAGCGTGCTGTCGGCAAAGCGCACCTCGATCCGCCCGGTCAGTGCAGCCATTGTCGCGTCGGCCCCATCAATGCGACCGTCGCCGCGGATGGTCTCGATCCGGTCGAGGTTGTTGGAATAGGTGATCTCGGCTGAAACGACATTCCCGAGGGCGCTGCCGT